CAAAGTTTTCAGGAAATTGAAATTTCATAGTTGGCATTGTGCGTTGTACGAGTCCAAAGTTAGCGGCCATTTAGAACGCTCTTCTTCTTGTTTGTTGATGATCTCTTGTAAATAATCAAGCTTGTCGTCATCTAAGCCAGCCACATACTCTTCAATTACTGATTCAAATAGTATGTAGTCTCGCCTCATTGCCCTTGCTAGGAGGACAGAAAATTCCTCTAAATCATCTTCACTCATGGTGTCATCCGAGATAGTGAATAGCTAATGCTATCTCTATGCAAAATACAGCCTTTTTGAAGGGTGTCCAGCGTTGCTTAATAGAAGTTTCAGTCATGAATTTTAAAAGTCTTCCAGCCGTCTGGAGTATAGACATAAAGGTATTCACAGTCCCACCCACTCCAGAATCGGATAGCTTCTCTCTTTGAAATACTGACTCTAGGTTTGCATCTAGCCCACTTATCACCTCTTTCAGAGTGATATAACGGCTGTGGTTCCCTTGTATTTGAATAAGTTATATCTTTAATACCAAAGTCATCTGCTTTTGATTCCCACGTTGTAGTTGTTTCAAGTGAGGACATACTTCCTTTATTTATCAGATTCATAACTGATCTTTTATCTTTGTACTTCTTTAATTCTTTCTCTTTAGTCTTAGGGTGACCATCCCAATGGCAGTAGACAGCTTTGATTCTCCCTGAAGGCATTTGGTAGCCTATAGCTGATCGGGTACTCATGCTCTCACCTCCACAGGTATAGGTACTAGGTCATTTACTTCCTCTTCACACTCGTCTTGCCACTCCCACATAAGAAACTCATAGCCCATCTCACATAACTTCTCATAGATTGCATCTGGTGGACACCAAGGAGTGTTAAAAGTCAGGTGAACTAAGTTAGCAGCCTGTTGATAATCAACTTCAACGTCCCATACGTCCCACTTGCAGCCCCAGTTCCGACACCTCCAGTCGTACCAGCGATCATCTTGTCGGCCACTACTAGGCCAGTTCCAATGAATTTCTCCACTCTTCCAAACTTCCTTTTCAGGTAGCTCGCCTTTCTTTGCGACTATCTCGCCGTTGTACCCTTTTATATCTTCTTCTGCTGGGATGTTAGGCCAGTCTGGTTGAGGTATTAAATGATTGAAGGGTGCTTCATTTCTGAAGATGTCAGCTAACTCCTCCAACTTGTGAGGATTGTCGGCGGTTACCGTTACATTGTTGGTGATCCAATTTGGCATGATTAAACTCCGATAGGTTTGCTAGGTGGCGTGTAATAAGTGTTGTGGGACTTACATACCTAAGTAATGCCCAGTATGGTCAGGTTTCTGTTAGGTAGTGCAAGTGATAGCAGTTAGTACTAGCTAACGATTCCTTATTCCAGATTGAGAAGTCTGCACAAACATCTTTCTTTCTGTTTCGCTGAATAATTCGGTGACATCTGTTAGCTAATGTCGAATCAGATTCGTTTGGAAGTCGTTCAACCTTTTGAAAAAGTTGAGTAATAGTTCCGTAGCTCTTTGTAATGATGTAGTCATCTTTGATGATGCCTTCATCAAGTGCTTTCTTTACCTTCGCAACTCGGTCACGAGTAACAGATGCCTTTTTAATTGCATCTTGGATAAAAGGAGTGTTCTCTAGCTCCTCTATTTTTGCGGCAAGTGAGTCAGTCATAGTTTTACCTTGATAAGTTTGTAAGGTCATTGTGACCTGTTGATGAAGTTATAAATGAAATTTGATGCGAAAGACCAAATTACGTGCGAAAGACAAGAACCACATTGTTTTACTCCGATAGGTTTGCGTAGTGGTGAGAATTAAGTGTTGAGTACATAGATTAGTCGGATGACCATTAGGGTTATAAGGATGTAGTAAGTCCACATAATCGTCATCCCTATGCGATTGTGCTTTGAGGAGCGTTGGTAAGGATGGCAGCCTGTTGGCCCTCGTTGCCACCCCTCAACCATATAGTCTTTGGTGTCGATCATTAGTAGTTAAGAGAGACGATTTCCCAGATACGGCTAAACTCTTTTAGCCATTGTCTTTGTGCTTCGTTTAAATCTGCTGTAGCTAGTAGGTCATCAGCAGATAGAGGCTCTAGACCTTGCTTGTCACAGTAGTCTCTGTGAAGAGTTACAAGCATATCTATAGTGCGGTCACTAGGGTTAGTCATCAGCAATAGTGATTACAGGGGCAAGAGTTTCTTTAAGTTCTCTGTTGTTATTCAGCATCCAGAGTGACCCTGCATCGTTTCCCTCATCATCACATTGAGGGATGATCCAAGTGCCATTCTCAAGCATGAGCATCAATGGTCTCTTGTACCAGCCCAGTTCTTCAGCATCTCTCTTGCTCATGTAGTGCATCTTGACGATGCGTTGACCAAGTAGCTCAGGGGAGAGACGATTCTTCCACTTTTGACCAAGTGAGTTTTGGAACTTCCTCTGTTTCTCAAGGAAGTCAGCTACTTTTGAGTTGTCGTTTTTGGTAGGCATGATTAGTTGTCGAGTGAGAGTAGGTAACCAGAGAATTGTATCGCCATAGCCTTAGCTATACCTTTGTAGGTGGTACTGCGTAACTTCCAGCGATCCTTGCTAGGGCCAAGGTAGTGAAGGCGTTGCACTTCCTTCTTAGGTAGCCCTGAGACATCTATAAACTCTGTGCCTTTAAGTTTTGGAAGACCTTTAAGCCATAGACCTGTCTTCTTCTGTTCGGGGTGGCCAAACTCATAGGGTTGAATGTATTGAGTAGCCTTACCGAGCTTGCTCTTAGTTGATAAGGCTCCCACAGGATTCTCAACGCAGATGTGGGGACAGTCAGAGAAGTAGATAGCCTCTACAAAGTCAATGGCTGCTTGTTGTTTGCCATTAGCTTGTAACTCTGCCCAGTTCTTAGCATTTGATACTGTGAGATGGGTGCAGGGTGGATGGGCAATAATTAAATCCCAGTCTTGATTGTTTAGGATTTTGAGGACATCACCTTGTATGTGTGGCCCGTCTACATCAGTTGGGAGTAGGTCACAAGACCATGCGTCAATGTGATCTCCAAGACTGTTGAAGGCTTGCCTGACGGTTCCCGAAAATTCACAGGCCACCAAGACTTTGAGTTGTTTCTTAGTCATTCTCGTAGCCCCCTTCTCTATTTAGTTTGTTAGATATTTCATTCATGTGGAGCAATGAACCTTTAGATGGATCATCTCCTTCACTTTCAAGGAATTCAATTGTGTCTACTACTACAGCCTGAAGACATTCAAATTCATCTTCAGTCAACTTTAGTGTTTTCTTAGTCATTCTCGTAGTCCCCCTGCTCGTAGTCCCCTTCATTGATTCTTCTTTCAGTATTAGTTGTGGCGATCATATCCGCCCACTCTAGGTCGTAGTGGATGCTGTCAGGGTTGGTGTATTCAGCACCAACTGCGTCATACTCTTCTTGGTAGATCTTGGCGTAGATTTCTGCGGCGTTAGGTGTAGACATGGCGTTTAGTGATAGGTTTACAAGGTGGTGGAAGTGGGTTAGTTATCGTCTTCGACTTGCTCCCATAGTGGGTATGGTGCTGGGTAGCAGTAGCCCCCCTCCCCATCTGGTTCGGCCCCTCCCTCATGGTCACAAATGCTATCGACATGATCTAGTAATTTTTCTATAGGCTCTTCTAGTTGGTGGTTGATTTCTACGTCCATCTCGTGGCGGTGTTTGTCTTGTTCTTTGATAGCCCCCACCTCCTTTCGGAAGTCATCTAAGAGGTTAAAGATTGAGCTGTAGTTTTGTTTCATTGTTGGATGAATGTTTGATTAATTAGACAATAACTAATTTTTGGAGACGTTTTGTCGTTTTGTTGTAATCGTTTACATGGGTGTATAAAATGTTACATTTTCCAGGAATTTGTAACATTTGTCACACCACTCCCCTCCCCTATCTTTCTTCAAGGAAAGCGAAAGAAATATCCCATAGGCCCGACTCAGAGATTCTGGAGCCCTGCCCCCTCTGGGTTAGCTTGTGAAATTTATATTCATACTCCCTCCCCTTGACTAGTTGGAGTAGGCGTTGCAGTTCTGGTAGGTCTTGACTATAGAAAGCCTTGAGGACTGCTTCACATAGTCTCACGTCAGATAGACCGCCGCTGAGCTTGCTTATGCGTGTTTCTGTTATGCGTGCCATAGGTAAAAGGTCATTAAGTACAAATTAAAATGATGATTTAGTGATAGTTAATGGACTTGATGCAATAGCCCATACAGTCAGAAATTTTATCTACTAGCTCCTCTTCGTCCTCTACTTCCCACTCGCCTAGGGTGTCATCAATAGTGGCTTGTTTGTCCTCATTAGATAGCGGCTCTAGTGTGGAATCGTCAAAGTCAAAAATGACATCAGAAACAATAAATTTCATAATTAAATTAGTGTAGGTTTAGCGGTTTCTTTGGGCAGCAGTTAGAGCGCTTGAGTAGTAGTCCTCAGACTCTCTCAGCTCGTCCAGTTCTTGGCGTTCTGAGTCTGTTAGTTCTGGAAGTTCTAGAGACTCCTCAAACGATATTTTCTGAATAGGCATAGTAAAAAATACAAGTTGAATAAGTGACCATTAGAGGACACTATGCAAGCCTCTAGAAATAGAGACCTACATGGTATCTACTGCGGCCTAAACTTCTACTAATACCTTCTTAGCGGTTGAACCATGAGCATTGATAAATATATTTGATGTGTTGCCATCACATAGACTGCAATCGCTGCAAGTGGTTCTTTGTCCTTGCTCTATGCTTGCTGGGCAGTTAATAGACCCTTTAGGTGCTTTAGTGTCTTTATGTTTGACGCTAAAACACTTCCATCCATGACTAGACGCTTCTATATAGTCCCTCATGCCATCGCATGAAGCTTGACAAATACCTTTGTAAGCTTGTCCCCATGACTCACGCCATTGATGTGTATAACCTGTATGACTCCTAACGTTAGTTAATAGCTTTTGCCATATCTCAACAGGAACCATTGCTGGGTCTCCAGCAGATCCAAGACGTAAGGCCACGCCATCAAATAAGCTTAGATCTTCATTGCTTAAGTGCTTGTATCCGCCGCGCTTGTAGCACTTCCAAACTGCCAAAGGAGCTTGAAACCATTTCACATAACAAGAATTATTGTTATAGCCAGCATGTGGACAGTTACCACATACAGACCTATTTTGACCGTTCTTGTGGCCTTCATTTGGTTTTATATCTTGGCGTAAGATCCAAGTTTGAACCATATGGCCAGTTTTAGGATTACTAGACTTAGAAGATCCTAAACCTGTTGCAATTAATACTATTGGAGCGTTATCAATAGGGCTTAAACCTTCCCAGATAATGCGACCATTTGAATTGAATTTAGTTTTAGTCATTGGAGAAAATACCTTTAATAGAAGGATGAAAAGAGAATAAAAAAGAGAGAATTAAAAAATATCTCTCTCTAGGTTATCCATACAAGATAAGCATTGATCAGTTGTTAACTCATTCACTAAGCCTTTGATTATGTCTTCCTTATTCATATGTCTGCAATAGTTTTCTAGCTGTTCGATTAGATCAGATCTAATTTCATTAGGCTCTTTGTGCTTGTCGTATGTCATGAGTGATTACCTTTAATAGAAGGTTGATTGATTACCTATTAAATATAGGCGATGTTATTAACTACATCAAGCAAGTACATAAAATAAAACAATTTAAAAAACACATACATCTATAGTTATCCGCTCAAGTTTTCCCCAGTCTCTGCCGTTTTCCTTCTAATCGCTTGATACAACTAGTATCTTGGCGAAACGTCGCCGAAATTCTCTGAATAAGTACCATATAACGAGGCAAAAACAGGGAAAAACCAGGAAAATGTAACAATTTGCGGCAAATCTTAACAAAACGTGGCGTAATCCTTTGCTGACCTGTCTAACAGGCAGTTACGCAAAGACTGGACAGGCTAAGATCCCAGTCATACCAAGGGTTCTAGTGTGTGTATGTCCTGACAATAGATTTGGACACAAAATTGGACAAGTTATTTAAAATTATTAAGTTAATACTTGACATTTATCGCTCGATTTGCTCCAGATTTGGGTTAAATTGCCAGGATTTTGTCAAGTTTCTGTTGTAAAACTTAACCGCTCGTCATATTTGCGTCCGTTTGAGCCTGATTGTTACTATGTGTTTCTTTTTTTTACATTTACGTAGTTTTGGTGGGGGGACGCGCCAGATAGCTACAATTTTTTTTACCCCAAATTGGTCATTTTTAAGGCTTTTTTAGGGGAAACGTCGAAATAGGAGTAGTCAACTTAAAATTAGGTCTATATAGATAGTTTTTTTATAAAGTGTCCG